TATGCTGCCATGAGTCTTAGACATTCAACAACTAAAGGATCACGATGGAACAGTAAAGGCAGATTAGGCCCTGATGTCGCAGTCGTATAGGAGAACATTATGTCAACAATAATGCAAAGTAGAATTAGGAAGCACAAACAAGAGTCAATAGATAGAGAACAGAAAATAAAAGAACGGCAAAGAAGAGCTATTAACCAAAATACTCGACAAAGAATGATAAACCTAGATATAAATAGAAGAACTTATCGACAAGGAGCATCTCTTTTTCCTGGAATGACAAAAGCAAAAGAATTTAAAAAAAGGTACGGAAAATAAATGGCTAAAAAAATGACCGATGATGAATTAGCATCAAAACTGAGCAATGAGATAGAGTCTGCTTCTGGAAATTTTAATACTGAACTTTCAGAACAAAGAGAAGATGCTATGAAGTATTATCTTGGCGAGAAGTTTGGTAATGAAATAGAGGGTAGGTCTGAGATCGTAACCACTGATGTTAGAGATACTATTGAGTATATTATGCCGAGTCTTATGCGTATTTTTACCACGCACAACAATGTAGCAGAATTTGAGCCACAAGGCCCTGAAGATGTTGAGATGGCACAACAAGCTACTGATTACGTTAATTATGTCTTTAACAAGCAAAATAACGGCTTTAAGGTGCTATACGATGCCTTTAAAGATGCTTTAATATCTAAAACAGGAGTTATAAAACATTTCTGGGAAGAAAAAACAGAAGTATCTAAAGAAAATTACACCAATCTAACTGAAATTGAATACCAATCTATTCTTGCTAACGATGATATGGAAGTTATAGAGCATACTGAGGTTATAATACAAAAACAACAAGTCGATGATTTTGGCACTTTAATATCTCCAGCTATTGTTGAACACGATGTTAAGGTTAAAAAAACTAAAACCGATGGACAAGTAAGAGTTTTATCTGTACCACCTGAAGAATTTTTAGTATCAAGAAGGGCTACTTCTGTTGAAGATGCTAGTTTTGTGTGTCATCGAGTAAAAAAATCGGTATCTGATTTAATTTTAGAAGGCTATCCTAAGTCTTTAGTTGATGAACTACCAAGCTATACACAAAATAACGCAGAATTTAATGAGGAAAGAATAGCACGATTTAGTTACGATGATGATTCATCTCCTGGCGATGAAGGAGAAGGGCCATCAAGAAAAGTTTGGTTAGAAGAATGTTATATGCACATCGACTATGATAACGATGGCATAGCAGAACTTAGAAAAATTACTAAAGGTGGTCATATAATATTGGATAATGAGGAGATTGATTCAATTCCTTTCTCAACGATTTGTCCACTACCAATACCACATAAGTTCCATGGCATGAGTATTGCTGATACAGTACAAGATATACAGCTCATTAAATCTACTATTATGAGAAATCTTCTTGATAATATGTATTTAACTAACAATGCTAGATATGCAGTTCTTGCTGGTCAAGTAGAATTAGATGATTTACTTTCATCTAAACCAGGTGGGATTGTAAGAATGAGAGCACCAGGAGCTGTTACAGCTTTACCTACACCACAAATACAACCTTATGCTTTTGATATGGTTAGATACTTAGATGGCATTAGGGAAGAAAGATCAGGTGTATCTAAAATGTCGCAAGGATTAAATCCTGATGTATTAACATCTCATGTAACGAGTGGTGCAATCTCAGCAGCAACCGAGTCTGCTATGCAAAGAATTGAGCTTATTGCTCGTATATTTGCAGAAACAGGTATTAAAGATTTATTTAGAAACATTTATTCACTCGTACAAAGATACGAAGATAGACAAAAAATGGCTTATCTTAACGGAAAATTTGTACCAATAGATGTATCTCGTTGGAAAGAAAAACTAAATTGTACTGTAAATGTAGGTGTGGGATCGGGTTCTCAACAAAGTAAAACTCAAACTATGGGTTCTATTATGCAGATAATACAAGGTCTGGTACAAAATGGTGGCATGGGTTCTATTGTTACACCAGAAAATATATACAATGCAGTAAGTGAATTTATAGCTCAATCAGGATATAAAAATGCAGATCAATTTATATCTAACCCAGCTATGATGCCACCTAAACCACCACCTGAACCTACATTAGATGAAAAGGTAGCACAACAAAAAGCTCAAGTAGAATTACAAAAACTACAATTACAAGCTCAAGAGTTACAAATAGATACTGAACTTAAAGCACAAGAACTTAAACTTAAACAAGAAGAAGCAGCAATTAATCTTGCTCTCAAGCAACAAGAATTACAGATTAAAAAATCACAACTTGAATTAAACGAACAAGAACTTGCACTAGAAGCTGTCCAAAACAGACCAGTAGGAATAGGCCCAAGCTAATGTCATACCCTACACATTCAGGATATGGAAAAATTGAAAGAAATAAACTAGTTTCCAAAAAAATTAAGATTTTAAAAAAAGAAGGCAAACCACAAAAACAAGCAGTAGCGATAGCCTTAAACACCTATCCTAAAAGAAAGAGGTTGCCACTAAATGAAAGATAATAACGAATTAAATCTTGAGATAGAACTTATAAAAAAAGATATCTATGATATCAAGGCTAATCATCTAACTCATATAGAAAAAGACATGAAAGATGTAAAAACAGAAGTATTTAAGTTTAAATATATAGCTTGGACTGCTATTGTTATCTTTATACTAGCAACAGATAAATTTACAGATTTATTGAGGTTACTATAATGTACGGATATAAAAAACCAAAAAAAAATAAAAAGAAAAAAGGCAAATGTTAACCAAATTACAAAAAGCAACTCTTGCAAGACATAAAAAACATCATACTGCAAAACACATGACAGAAATGAGAAAGCACATGAACAAGGGCAAAACTTTTACACAAGCACATAAACTAGCAATGAAGAAGGTAGGAAAATGAGTTTATATAGAAACATTAACAAAAGAAAAAAAGCAGGAACAAGTAGAAGTAAAAAGAACTCTACAATATCAGATAAAGCATATGCAAATATGAAAGCTGGTTTTCCTAAAAAGAAAAAGAAGAAAAAATAATTGGTTAAATTAACAGAAAAATCAAAACTTACTAATACAGAATTACAACAACTAATGTTGAAATATCGCATTTCAGTAAATGAGTTACACTTGAAAACATCAATCAGTCCGAATGATATTCGAGGGTATCTCGCTGGGAGAAAAACTATACCCACTAATTTAGTGGATAGAATCAACCAAATAGGAGCAGAAAATGGTAGATAAAGAGAAGGAGATAAGGGAAGGACAAAATGCAAAAGCATTACTTGAAGATCCTTTATTAATAAAATCGTATGAAGTTATCCAAAACGATATATTTCAGAAATGGATAAGAACAGAAATAGTTGATAAAGATGGCAGAGAAGCATTGTATCATTCTATAAGAGGTGTATTAACAGCTCAAAATGTTCTTGTAAATACTATGGAAAATGGAAAGATTCTCGAAGAAGAAAGAAAGGGAGGTAAATAATCATGGCAAAAGATGATATCCCTAAGAAAGAATCCACTCATGGTGGTGTGCCTGTAACAGATGTTGCATCGGCACAAAAAGCACTTCAAGGTATGATGAGCACTCCTACGGAGCAAAGCGAAGAAAACCAAGAAGAAACAGAAACACAAGAAGAAGTTTCTGCACAGGACATGGAGTCCGAATCAGTTGAAACAGAAGCAGAAAATCCTGATGGGTTATCTGCTGAAGATTTAGTAGACCAAGACCAAGTAGAAGAAAGTCAGACACCTAGTACATACACCATCAAAGTAGATGGTAAAGATGTTGAGGTTACTCTCGATGAACTTCAAGCTGGTTACAGTAGACAAGCTGATTACACACGAAAAAGTCAAGTATTGGCAGAGCAACGGAAAAAAGCTGATGAAGAATTAGCTGCGACTCAACAAGAAAGACAGCATTATTTATCACAACTTGAACAATTTAACACTCAAGCAGATGCAAAAATTAAAGAATTTTCATCTACTGATTGGACTAAACTCAAGGAAGAAGATCCAACCGAATATATGTTGAAAAGAGATCAATATAGGGAACTTCAGGATAATAAAAGAATGGTTGAAGAAGAACAAAAAAATCTTCAGTTTAAATCACAACAAGAGCATGAAGCTAAATGGCAAGAAGAACTTGGCAGACAGCAAGAAATTATGGCACAAAGACTACCTGAATGGGTTGATCCTGACAAAGGCCCAAAACTTAAACAAAATATAAAAAGTTTTGCAGTTAAAAAAGGATTTACCGAACAGGAGGTCAATAGCTTAATTGATGCAAGGTCTGTAGATGTTCTACATAAAGCCATGTTGTATGAAAATCTTTTAGCAGCTAAGATTTCTAATAAGAAAACTAAAGTTGTACCTAAAGTTCAAAAACCTGGTTCTCCACCAACTAAAGGTGAAATATCTAGTGATAAACTTAAAGCACAAAGAGCAAGACTTAAAAGGTCTGGGCACGTCAATGATGCTTCTAAGCTAATTGAAAGCCTTATGACTAAATAGTCTAATACAAAACTTTTTTAAAATAGGTAATCAAAAATGGCAATTTATACAGATGCGTATGAAACCTTCGATTCTAGCGATAGAAGAGAAGATTTGGCGAATGTTATTTATAACATCTCACCAACAGACACTCCATTTATGTCTAGTATTGGAACTGGATCAGCAGCTTCAACATTACATGAATGGCAAACAGACTCACTAGCAGCAGCAGCTACTAACGTAGTAATGGAGGGTGATAACCTTCCAAGCAGAGCATTAAGTGCTACTTCTAAACTACTTAACTATACTCAGATTTCAACAAAACCTGTTGTAGTTACTGGTACTCAAGAAGTTATTGCTAAAGCTGGTATGACATCAGAGATGGCTTATCAAATAGCTAAAGCTGGTAAAGAACTAAAACGTGATATGGAGTTCGACTTAACAGGTGTTAATGTTGCAACTGTTGGTTCATCAGGCACAGGTCGTAGACTTAGAGGTTACGAAGCATGGTGTAACACTAACGATGCACATGGCTCTGGTGGTTCAACTCATGGAACAACTGGTGCAGTTACAGATGGTACTCAAAGAGTGCTAACTGAATCATTAGTTAAAACAAGTCTTAAAGCATGTTACGACCAAGGTGGTAATCCTGACTTAATGTTAGTTGGTTCATTCAACAAACAAAAAGTATCAGGTTTCACTGGTAACTCTACTCGTATGGACATGGCAGAAGATAGAAGTTTAGTCGCTACTATTGATGTTTATGTTTCTGACTTCGGTGAAGTTAGAGTAGTAGCTGATAGGATATTAAGAAGTTCAGGAAGAACTACACATATCGTAGATACAGAAATGTGGTCTACTGCTATGTTAAGACCTTTCCAAGTTCAAGACTTGGCAAAAACTGGTGATAGTGAAGTTAAACAATTATTGGTTGAGTATACTCTCGTTTCTAAAAACGAAGCTGCTTCAGCTAAAATTGCTGACTGCACAACATCATAATAAAATTTTACTTTCCTCATAGTTAGTAAAGGGTGGGGTTTTGCACTCCAATGTTTTCCCCACCCACCTAGATACATTAATAATGGCCTTGAAGAACAGTATCGCTTCGGAACGAGGGTTATTAATATGGAGAAATTTAATGAGAACATTAAATGATTATTTTATATCAGCTAAAATAGCTGACATATCAACAGCATCAAGCACATTTGTAGCTGTACCTGATGGTGGCAGAATTATTAAAATTATTACTGCTCTACAAGGTGCAATAACTTCAGCAGATGCTGCTATTACATTTGAAATTGGTGGTACTGCTGTAACTGGTGGTGCTATAACAGTTGCAAACTCAGGATCGGCAGCAGGAACTGTAGATTCAGCAGAACCTACAGCAGCTAATAGAGTTGAAGAAGGTGGAACTATTGAAATGATTACAGATGGAGCATCTTCAGGTGCTAAAGTCTTATATGTAACATTCGTAATTAGGAGATAAAAATGGCAAATTGGCTAGGTGGTTACAGAGTAACTGCAAATCATATAAGAACTGTAAGTACAGGAAGTGCTCAAACATCAGCAACTAATGCTGGTACTGAGTATGTAAGAGTTACCTCTGACACAGCTTCTGTATTTATTGAGTTTGGAGCAAACCCAACAGCAAGTGTTACTACATCTATTAGATTATGTGCTAATGAGCCACAAATATTTAAGATAGATGGTGGCATGAAAATGGCAGCTATATTAGCTAGTGGAACTGGCAATGTTTGGGTATCGGAGCTTAGTGAATAATGAGTAGAAAATTAGGAGATGGACAAACTTTTCATTTTCATTCTGCTGATGGAACAGGAGCTATTCAACATAAATCGGAAGATTTGACCAAGTTACTAGACCAAAACAAAAGATTACAACAGGAAGATCACAGTATAAAAGATGAATTTCGTTTATCTGCTAGGATTCCTGTTGGCATCTACTATGAGTGGAAAAACAAATTTGGTGTGGATTTATACAACAAAGACCACAAAGAAGCAGTTAGGAAATTGTTAAATAGTCCTGACTACAGATATTTAAAAACAACATCTAGGATAATTTAATGGCAATATCAACATATTCAGAATTAAAAACAGCAGTAGCTAATTGGCTAGATAGAAGTGATTTAACAGATGTTATTCCTGATTTCATTACTTTAGCTGAAACAAGGCATAAAAGAGATTTTAAAATCAGAAGAATGGAAACTAGGGTTACAGCTAACACAATATCAGGCACAGAGTATTACACTTTACCTGATGATTATGTGGCTATGCGTAATATTAAATTAAACTCTGATCCTAAAACAGCACTAGTATATTTAACTCCTGAAATAATGGATAGATTACAAGCTGGGAGCAGTACAGGTAAACCCAAAGCCTATTCAATTAAAGGCAACACTATACAGTTAAGACCTTTGCCTGATGGTGTTTATGAAATAGAAATAAGTTATTATAAAACATTTGCAGCTTTGTCAGATTCAAATACAACTAACGATATGCTTACGCATCACCCTGATGTTTATTTATATGGAGCATTAGTTGAAGCAGAACCTTATTTGCAAAACGATAAAAGAATACCAGTGTGGCAATCTTATTACGATAGAGCAAAACAAGATATAATAGAATCTAACGAAAGAGATAGACATTCAGGCACAGCACCTGTAACAAGAATTGATTATGGGTTATATTAATGACTACATGGGCTATAGTTTCTACAGATTCTACAACATGGAGCATTATTCAAAATACTTCTCAAGGATATTTTGAAACAGAAGATAACATATATGTACTTTCAACTGAAGATGGTAGTTTGTTACAACAAGAAGGAGCTATAGTAATAGCACCTGATGATTGGCAAGATGTACCAGCAGTAGCTACAACAACCTGGACTATACAATAAATGGCAACTAAAAAATTATCAGAATTAACAACGACAACAAGCCCTAACAGTGCTTCTATATTTGCAATAGCATATAGTGGTTCTAACTTTGGAGTTACTTTAGCTAATGTGGCAGCTAATTTACCAGCAGTTACAGCAACAAGTATTACATCTTCAAGCACTTTAACAACAACAGGCAATGCAACCATTGGGGGAGATTTAACCATAACAGGCGATGATCTGTTTATGGGAACAAATACAAGTGGTGCTGCATTAATAGCCGATGGAACGAATTTTAACCCTGTAGTTATATCAGGCGATATAGCTATAGCAACCAATGGTGCTGCAACCATACAAGCAGATGCTGTAGAAGGCAGTATGTTAAATGATAATGTTATTTCAGGACAAACTGAAATTTCATCAGGTTTAGCAGATGCAGATGAATTACTATATTCAGATGCTGGAACTTTAAAGAAAGTTGGAATGGATACCATGAAAACTTATTTTTCTCCAGTAGCTGGTTCTAGCTCAATCGTTACAACAGGAACTATATCATCAGGAACTTGGGAAGCTACAGACATAGGAGTAGCTCATGGTGGAACAGGAGCATCATCTTTAACAGCTAATGGTGTGTTAATAGGTAATGGCACTTCAGCAGTTACTGCTGTAGATTTATCGACTAAAGGAAAACTATTAATAGGAGATGGTTCAGGCAACCCATCAGCTTTGGCAGTAGGTTCTAATAATCATGTACTAACTGCTGATAGCAGCGAAGGAACAGGTATAAAATGGGCAGCAGTAACAGCAGCAACTCCTACGGATATTACAGTAGCAGATGAGTCATCAGACACTACTTGTTTTCCTTTATTCGTAACAGCAGCAACTGGAGATTTAGGGCCTAAAACTGGAAGTAACTTAGCATTTAATTCATCAAGTGGATTATTAACAGCTACAGGTTTTAGTGGGCCACTTACAGGTAATGTAACTGGAAACGCATCGGGTAGCTCAGGTTCTTGTACTGGTAACTCAGCTACAGCAACTCTTTCTACAAACGTAACAGTTGCAGATGAATCTTCAGATACTACTTGCTTCCCATTATTTGTTACAGCAGCAACAGGCGATCTTCCACCTAAATCAGGAAGCAATCTTGCTTTTAATTCTAGTTCAGGAGTCTTAACAGCTACTGGCTTTGCAGGTGATATAACAGGAAACGTAACAGGAAATGCTAGTGGAAGTGCAGGAAGCTGTACTGGAAACAGTGCTACAGCTACCACATCTACAAATGTTACAGTTGCAGATGAAAGCAGTGATACAACCTGTTTTCCTTTATTTGTAACTGCTGCTACAGGAGATTTACCACCCAAGTCAGGTTCTAATTTAGCATTTAATTCAAGCAGTGGAGTTCTAACTGCAACAGGATTTGCTGGAGATATTACAGGAAATGTTACAGGTAACACTTCAGGTACATCAGGATCAACCACAGGAAACGCAGCAACAGCAACAGCATTAGCAACTGCAAGAAATATTGGTGGTGTATCTTTTGATGGCACAGGTAATATAGATTTACCAGGTGTAAATGCAGCAGGTTCACAGAATACAAGTGGTACAGCAGCAGGACTATCATCAACACTTGTTGTTGGAAGTGGTGGTACTGGAGCAACTAGCTTAACAGCTAATGGAGTTATTATTGGTAATGGAACATCTGCTCTTACAGCAGTTGATTTATCTACCAAAGGAAAGATTTTAATTGGCGATGGTAGTGGTAATCCACAAGCATTAGCTGTAGGTACAAACACTCATATATTAACAGCAGATTCATCAGAAGCAACTGGTGTTAAATGGGCAGCAGCAGCAGGTGGTGGTGGCGGTCTTGCAGTCATAAGTGCAGTTAATAATTATAATTCATCAGGTAATACAACTTCGTATTCTTTTACTGGATTCGACTCTACCTATGATAATTATTTAGTTTTAATTCATGGTATATCACAGCATAATGATGGTGATTTACAAATGAGATTTTTAGATGATGGTTCTGCTCTTACAGCATCTAATTACAGACAAAGCACTTTAGGTTTAACACACAGCAATTCAGAAAAAAGAATTACTACAGATGCAGCAGATAAATTTACTATTGTTGAACAACAAAAAGGTGGCCAAGATGATACATTAAACGGATTTATGTATTTTATGAATGGCAATGGTGGTAGATGGGATTCAGATTCTAGTGATTCACAAGGTAATGTTTCACCATCTTTTGTTTATCAAATAGGTTGTGAAGGAAGCAATGGTTCATCAAGGATTGCACAAGGACATGGATATATTAACGGAACATCTGCAAACACCTGCAATGGATTTCAATTAATATTTGCTGGTGGAGATGGTGCATATAAAATTAATTTAACAGTTTATGGAGTTCTGAGAGCATAAATGGTAGCAATAGTAGATAACAAAGGAACAATTACAACTAGAGAAGAAGATGCTAAAACTTTATCTGATATACAAGCAACTAAACAATGGTATATAGATAATGCTTATATTTTAGGAAGGACAGGCGATACTGGAAGTAATTTTTATGACTCAATAGTAAATCAGCTAGATATGTTATTTAAAGATATAGATGCTGGAAAACTAGGAGATAATGCTAAAACAGGCTCATGGTATACGCATATTAAATCAGTTAAAGATAATAACCCTAAGAGTTAGGAGAAAATTAAATGGGATTAGAAACAGGAACATATATATCGGACTTAAATAGCTCAAACCCAGTAGCTGGTGATCCAGTTAATGAGGGAGATGATCATTTAAGATTGATAAAATCAACAGTAAAAGCAACTTTTCCTAGTGTTAGTGGAGCAGTTTCTTCTACGCACACAGAATTAAATTTATTAGATGGTGTTACAGCTAATACAACAGAATTAAATTATGTAGATGTTACAACATTGGGTACAGCACAAGCATCAAAAGCAGTAACTGCAGATGCTAATATAGATATTACAGGTGTGAGAAATTTAACTTGCACAGGAACTATAACTATAGGCTCTAACACAGCAGCAACTTTACAAGCTGTATATCCTGTAGGTTCTATTTATATTAATGCAGCTTCATCAACTAATCCTGCAACTTTATTAGGTTTTGGAACTTGGGCAGCATTTGGTGCAGGTAGAGTTATAGTAGGTTTAAATGCATCAGATAGTGATTTTGATACAGCACAAGAAACTGGTGGTGCTAAAACGCATACATTATCTACTTCTGAATTACCATCGCATACTCACACAGCAACCCTTATGGGAAATGGTGAAGATGAAAACCAAGATTTACCAGCAGCAGGTGATAACACTAACCCAAGCAGAACAATGACAACAGGTGCTACAGGTGGTGGTGGTGCACACAATAACTTGCAACCATACATCGTTGCATATATGTGGAGAAGAACTGCGTAATGGCAACCCTTCAAATATTAAATCCGAAAGGAATGATTAAAGATACGAATAACACAGTATTGCCTAATGAGTTTTTTTCACATACACAAAATGCAAGATTTGAAGATAATGCAGCTAAAAAAGTATTAGGACAAGATCAAGTCTTTGGAACACCGACAGTAGCTCCTTATTTTGCTTTAAACTGGACTACAGGTGCTAACAGTTATTGGTTTTATGCTGGTTCAGCTAAAATATACAGATACAATGGTTCTAGCCATGAAGATTTTACAAGAGCATCAGGTGGAGATTATTCTACCAACTTAACCTCTTCAGGTAATTGGACAGGTGGAATATTTAACGGATTAGCTATTTTAAACAATGGAGTAGATGATCCACAATGTTTAGCTACCACAGGTGCTAGTGCATTTACAGATTTAACTAATTGGCCAGCAAGCACAACTTGTAAAGTAATAAGACCTTTTGGTAATTACTTAATAGCTTTAAACATGACTGAATCTTCTACTAATCTACCTAATAAGGTTAGATGGGGAGATGCAGCAGAAAACCTTACACTACCTAGTTCTTGGACAGCAGCTAGTACAAACGATGCAGGTTCAGCAACAGTAGGCGATGCAGGTGAATTTATTGTAGATGGATTTCCACTTAAACAATCTTTTATAATATATAAAGAAAACACCACATATATTATGACTTTTACAGGTGGTAATCTAGTATTCGATATTAAGAAACTATTTGATGACTCAGGTGTTTTATCAAGAAACTGTGTAGCAGAATTTAATGGTAGACATTTTGTAGTAACTAATGGCGATTTAATAGTCCACAACGGAGTATCTAAAGAATCAGTAGCTTCTAATGTTATTAAAAGAACATTATTTGAAGAAATAGATGGTACTAATTATGCAAACATATTTGTAACACATAATAAACAAAAGAATGAAATATGGGTATCTTACCCAACAGTAGGCTCAACTTATTGCAATAAAGCATTAATATGGAATCATAAAACTAATTCATTTAGTTTTAGAGATTTACCTGATATTTTACATATAGCAACAGGTATAGTAAATCCTGGTTCATCAGCAGTTGTATGGTCAGGACAATCGCAAAGTTGGGTAGCTTATAGCACTACTGAGAACTGGGGGCAAAGAAACTATAATCCTACAGAAACTAGCATATTAATGTCTAGCACAGGAGATACTAAACTCTATAGAGGAGATAATGGATTTGACTTTGCAGGAGATAATTTTACTATGATTTTGGAAAGAAAAGGATTAACTCTTGATGGCAATACTAATACTGTAAAACAAGTAAGAAAGATTACCCCAAGATTTTCTAGCACAGGTTCTGCTGAAGTATTTGTAGGAAGTTCTATGACTCCTGATGGTACATATACTTACAAGACACAACAAACTATAGACCCTGATACACAAAATAAAGTAGATGCTAGAGCCACAGGTAAATATATAGCTATTAAGTTTCAAAACACAACGGCTACAACTTTTGAATTAAACGGATATGATATAGAATATGAGGTAATAGGAGAACGATAAATGTCACAAGCACCTAAATATACACCTAATCCAGTGCCTGATAATCCTGAAGATTTACCACAATATTTATTACAAGAATTTCAAAAAATACAAGCAGCATTAGAAGAAAACCCTACCACATTTATAGAGGTTAAAAATGTAGCTCCAAGCAGAATAAAGCAAGGAGATATAGTATATGCAGATGGTTCTAATTTTAATCCAGGAAGTGCAGAAGGAGTTTACTTTAGAAATGCAGCAGGAAGCTGGGTGAAACTAGGGTGAGTTTATATATATCAGGAATACCATCGGATAGAATTAATGAGGTTTGGGAAGATTGCGAACCTTATATAGAAATGGGCAATGGTAAAAGTAGAGATGAAATGTCTGTTATGGATATTTACAAAAGATTATCAGAAGCTCGTATGCAACTGTGGTTAGTGTTTGATGATGATAGAGAAATTATATCAGTTCTTACTACAGAGATTATAGAATACCCTAGAAAGACTACTTGCAGAATAGTTACTCTAGGTGGACAAGACCTAGATTTATGGGTAGAAAAACTACTAGATACCCTAGAACAATGGGCATTAGAAAATAATTGCGTAGCAATGGAAACAGTTTGTCGCAAAGGATTTATAAAGAAACTAGAGAAATTTGGGTATGAAAACGCATACACAGTTCTCGTTAAAGAACTCACAACAATACATTAGAGGTACATTATGAGTAAAGGAAGTGGTGGAAGCCAAACACAAACAGTAAAACAAGAACCATACATAGGACAACAACCCTATCTATTGGATTTATATTCAAAAGCACAAGCTTTACCAACTCAACAGTTTTATCCAGGACAAACTTTTGCTTCGCCTAGTGATTTAACTTTTCAAGCAGAACAACTTGCACAACAAGCAGCTTTAGGGCCACAAACCACTATAGCTGGTTCTATTATTCCTTCTATACAAGAACAGTTGATGAGCCCAGCACAAAGATTCTCTGATCCTCTATTACAAGAATCTTTAAGAGCAGGTTTAAGACCAATGGAAGAAAGTGCTTCAAGATTACTTCAACAAGCTCGTAGAGATGCTACAGGAGCAGGACAGCTTGGTGGAACTCGACAAGGCATACTAGAATCTGAAGTTATAAAAGATTTATTAACTAAACAATCAGATGTTGCATCTAGATTATATGGTGATGTTTATGGAGATACTTTAAGTTCACAATCTAGGGCACTAGCTTTTGCTCCAAGTGCCATGTCTACTTTAATGCAACCATCAGCTACATTAGCTAATATTGCAGCAGCTCAAACAGCAAGAGCACAACAACCTATTACAGAAGCTATGCAAAGATTTGCATTTGAACAGGCAGCTCCAGGTCAAGCACTAGACAGATATGCTAATATTGCAGCAGGCACTATAATTCCAGGCACACAAACAACTACAGGCCCAGGAGCACAAAGCCCAGGTTTTGCAGCTGGTGCATTAGGTGGTGCAGGATTAGGAAGCTTAATTCCTTATACTGCACCAGTATCAGGTATTTTTGGCACAGGTGCAACATTAGCACCAGGAATGGTAGGGCCAACAGTAAAAGCAGGTGCATTAGCAGGATTTAATCCCTATATATTAGGTGGTGCATTACTAGGAGGGTTATTCTCATGATGAGCAATATAATGAATATGTTAGGTTTAGGCATGGATATGGGTGTTAATTTTGACAATCTTTCTATGGATCAAAAAAGAAAAGCATTAGGAAGTATGTTTGATCCTATGGAAGCAGGTCGTGAAAGGTTAAGAGCCATGACAGCACCTACAACGCCAACAACAACAGGCATGAACCCTATGATGTTACAAACATTAATGCAAGGTTTGTTAAGTCAACCTCAACAACCACCTATGCAAGTTATGCCTATGCAACAAGCAGTAAGAGGTATTCAGTTACCACAAGTAAATTTACAACAGTATTATGGAGGACTTTTATAATGGCTAGTATATTTGACCCAAATCCTAAAAAAGGTTTAACAGGTTTAGAAACACTATTAGGTAATGTTGTTATGCCACAGCAAATGAGTGTTGCACCTACTAACAAACAAATGATTGATGCAGCAATACTTAGAGGTAGTTTAGAATTATTAAAACCTAAACAACCAAATGAAAACTTTGCATCACAAGCAAGTAGAGCCTTAGAAGCAGCAGGACAACCAGCTAAAACATTAGCAGATTATCGTGCAGCACAAGCAACAGCTAATAGATCAGGAGCTTTAGGGCAATCTGCAATTATTACTAATATAAAAGATGATATTGAAAAAGGTATAAATCAAGTTGGAACAATCACAGGTGTACAAGATATTTCTAAAGAATACCCTATTTTTTATAATAATTTAGTTACAAATGCTATAGAAAAATATACATCTACTGGAGATTATGCTTCAGCTAATGCTTACTCTACAAAAATATTTAATGAGTTATATACAAATATTGAAGTAAAAGATGGAAAATTATCTTTTAAAGATTTAGATATAGCTAGTCCTGAAATGATAGATTTAATTAGCAAAGCTAATAAAGCCAAAACATCTTCTGGAGTATCTGGTAAAAAACAAACTCCTGTTAAACAAAAAGAGTTAGAATAATGTCAGATATTGGAAGAAAAAGTAAAGGTGGTAAATTTTATGCACTAAGTGCAGAATCTCAATCTTTTCATAATATATTAAATGACTTTGAAGAATTAGGGATTGATAGTCCTAAGAATCAAGAAGAAAAAAAATTATATAAAGATTTAAGAAATCAATACTTAATAGAAAATAATATAGACAGACAAGAATATGATAATGCTGTTAAACAATATTATGAGCTTACCGAAAAAGGCGAAGATTTAAGATTTGGCGATGAAGGATTATTAGGATTTAACACAAGAACTTTAAGCAGAACTGCTGGAGAAATTGGTTTAGGAATAATAGATTTAGGTTTAATAGGATTAGAAACATTATTACCTGAAAATATGCAAAAATCTTTATATAATTTAGATAAACAAGTTTTTGATAAATTACCAGTAAGTTTTAAACAAAATATAGGTTCTTTTTTAGATCCTTATCATGGAGAAGGAATAACAACAACAGGTGGAGATTTATCATCTGCTGATGCTGAATACATGGTAGGTAAAATAGCTAGTTATTTAATTGGTGGGAAAGGAGTTAAAGAAGTTATTGGAGGTGGTTTTAGAGCAATAAATCCTAAACAAAAATTTGATATATTAAATTTAAATAAAACTACAAAGTTTATGAAAGATGGCTTATATATAGATACTGCTGCATCTTTTATAGATGATCCTGATGAAAATATGGTTAATATTATATATGATTCATTTCCTGAAACTAGACCAGCTTTAGAAAAACTATATGTAGAACCTAACGATACATCTGCACAAGCATATATGAACGCATGGTTAAATAATTTAGCAGTAGGAACTCCTGCTGCTGCTACATTAGCAGCTAATTTTAAAGCTGTTGGAATGACATGGGCTAATGTTTCCGAGGGAGCATCAAAATTAAAAAACTCAAAACTAGTACAAACTGTTTTAGATGTAACAAAAATTAACCCAGCTTTAGAAAAAGCAAGTCAAATCAAAGGAAAGTATTTTTCTGCTTATAGAGGAATAGAAGATGATGAATTAAGAAATGCTTTAATTAAAGCAGACAAAGAGCCAGAAGCAACTTTAAAAGAAATAAAAATACAAAACAATGAATTTGATGCTATATCTAAAAAAGAATTAAAAGATAATAAACTTTTTGATCCTAGTACAAAAGAAGGCACTAAAAATTTAGATGATTTATTTAACAATATAAATGACCCTGCTTATGCTAAAAGGCTTACTGAATTAGAAAAAATAGCACCACAAACTACTGAAAGATTATTAAAATTGCGTACAACAGTAGATGAGTATGCTACAACTTTAGAAAAATATTTGCCCAAAGGCTCTAAATTAGGCAAAACAATTAGAGATAACAAAGGAACATATTTGACTCGTTCATATAAAATATTTGATGATCCTAAGTTTAGAAAAGTTTTAAAAGGAAATGCTGAAAAATATTTAAATAAAACATTAGAAGATAAAGAAGTTGATAAAATGTTTCAAACAGCAGAAAAAGAATTAAAGAAAGCAGGGGTAGCAGCAGAAGATATACCCAATGCTATAAGACAAATAGTTGATTATACAGGTAATAATGCAGAAATAACTGAAACATTAATTAATGCAAACCTGGTTAAAAACAAACTTAAAACAAAAAGAAAATTAGATGATAAAAAATGGTTAAGAGATTTATATGGAGAAAAAAGAGGTTCTTTTGAAAATTACCTTACAACTATAGAAAAATTAGGAGAAACTACAGCACAGTTTAAATTTCTTGATGAGATAAGAGAAATAATGTTAAGAAAAAGATATGCTGTTGAAGTTAAACCTCATCAAAGAGGAGGGAGAACTATAAATCCTGCAACAGGAGATGAGATTATACCTGCACAAGCACTAGATGAAGGCATGGATAAAAGTCTTGCACAAGCAGCAGCTATAAGAATTAAAAATACATCAGGTTTAAAAGATGGTTACACTAACCCTTTAAAATATTTATATGCAAATGATCCTTTTATTATTAACGCAATAGAACAAGGGTTTAGTCCTGCTATAAAAACTAACATTTTAGGTCAATTAATAATGGGTACTAAAGCAGTTTCTCAAGCATCAAAAACTGCTCTTAACCCTACAACTCATACAGTAAATGTTAATGGTAATATTGTAATGATGGCAGGTAGTGGAATACCTTTAGCAATATTTAAACCTAGAAATTTAAAAAATGCTTATAAAGCATTATATGCTGATATTTTTGAAAGAGGAGATGAAGCAGCAACTCAATATTTAAAAAGTTTAATTGAAAAAGGAGTTATAGGCTCTAATGTAAACATAGGACAACTTAAAGCATCTTTTCAAGATATAGACAGATATGGTATTGGAGATCAATTTAATAAAAAAATTACAAAGTCAGGCGATTCTTATGCAAAAGATTTAACTAATCTTACAAAAGAAACAGTAAGAACTGGTGGTGTAAAACCTGTAGCAAGAGGAATAAAAGGTTTATATAAAACTTATCAAGCTGAAGATGACATATTTAAAATAATTCATTTTGAGGAAATGAAAAAAATTTATGGGAAAGCAACTGGTTTAACAGGTAAAGATTTAGATGATTATGCTGCTAATATAACTAGAGATACAATGCCTAATTACAATTTAGTACCTGAATTTTTTAAACAATTAAGAAAATACCCTGTAGGAAACTTTGTTGCATGGCCTTTAGAAATATTAAGAACTAGCAAAAACGGATTTAAAAGAGCATACGAAGATGTTAGTGGGAAAACAGTAAAAAATATTGAAGAAAAATATGGTAAAAAATTATCAGAAGAACAGGTATCTCTTGTTCGCCAAGCAGGAGCAAAAAGAATAGCAGGTTTAATGGTTGCTGGTACAGCAGGTGAAATGGCTATGGACGCAAGTATGAACTTGTATGATATAACAGCAGAAATGGCACAAGCAATAGCAAATTTATCTCCTCCTTGGGAACAAAAAGCACCTAAAGTTTTTACAGGGCCTATTAATGTAGATACTAATGGTCATGTCGGAATAGATTATTATAACCTAGGAACACTAGACCCATATCAATATGTAAAAGCTATGTTTAAGCATGGTTATGCTTTAACAAATGGAGCTTTTGATAAAAATTTAACTGATGCTGATTACATAAAAATGATGGTAGCAGCAGCAGATGAAACACTAGGGCCTTACGCAGGGCCAAGTATTATTACAGAAGCTATATATGACATAATGGTTGGTACTCCAAGAGGTCTTACTGATGCTGAAGATAGAGTAAGTTTTTATGGCACAACTGGGCTAAAAGCATTTATTCCACCTGATATAGAAAGATTTTTTAACAAAAGAAGGCATTATGAAACATCTATGGAAAAACAAGAATTAGTAAAAGACCCTGAAACAGGAAAATATCCAAATAAATATGGTATATCTCCTTATGGTTATTCAATAAATGAAAACGATGCTATGCAACTATTCGGACTTCGTGAAAAACGAATGGATTTAACAGCTAATTTAAGAAGGGATTTGCAAAGATTAGGAACAGATATGAGGGATTCAGGATTACAATTTAATAATATTGTTAAAAATCCTACCATTACTGATTCTCAAGAAGTATATGATACATACTTTAAATCAATAAAAGCTGATTATGAATTTCAACAAGAAGCTAAATCTGTGTTAGACAATTATAAAGCATTAGGAATAACACCAACATCTAATTTTATGGGAAGAAATGTTTTTTATGATGCTTTAACTATGAAAAATCCATTAAAAGAAGCTAAAAGTCAATTAAAAAAATTTACAATAATTAGTAATAATAAATTTATACCAACCTTAAATCCAACAACAGATTCTGTTATTGGATCAGCTAAAAAATCTAATAGTCCTTATTTTACAAATATTAATTTGCAAAATGCAATAATAGAAGATTATATAAAAAATCAATTAAAAGAACTTAGGAAAGAAAGATGATACCAATGGAACTTATATCAATGCTTGGCTCTACTGTACTAGGTGGTGTAATGTCTATTATGGCACAGAAAGGACAAGCTGAAGCTGAAAAACAAAAGTTATTAATGCAACGAGCAGGATTTGCAGCAAAACAAACCGACAAAGCTCGTGATGTTAAAGATGCACATACTAAGCATACTCGTAGATGGATAGCTTTAATGTGTGTATTTAGCATTATTGTAGTACCAATCGTTGCTCCAATTTTTGTAGATATACCAATATATATGGGTTACACAGAAACAGTTTCTGAAGGGTGGTGGATATTTGCTAGTGATTATGATGTAACTAAATGGCAACCTATGACAGGAATTGTTATTGGCCCATTACAATCACACACAATATTTTCAATCATTGGTCTATATTTTGGTGGATCATTAACTAGGAAGTAAAATGGTAGCTAAGAAATATCAAAATAAAACTGGTGGATTAAACGAAGCTGGTAGAAAGTTTTTTAAAAGAACTACAGGAGCTAATCTTAAAAGACCTGTAACAGGTAAAGCACCTAAAGGGTCTAAAGCAGCAGCAAGAAGAAAGAGTTTTTGTGCAAGAATGGGTGGTGTTAAAGGCCCTATGAAAGATTCTAAGGGCAGACCAACAAGGAAGGCACTAGCACTTAGGAAATGGAAATGCAGAAAATCTTAGCAAAACAATGTTTATGGATAATGATTGTAATTATATTGGCTTATGGAATAGCTGATGCAATAGGTGATGTTACATCTTCTGGTGCAACAACCAACACTCAATCAAATAACGCAGGATCTAACACAGCAATTACTGGTGGGTACGAATCGAGTACAACCTACCAATCAGGCTCATCTAGCAACACTACGACTACTAACAGTACCAATAACAATACAAATACTAAAACTGCTGTAAACAGCTCATCAGCTCCTGCTATGAGTGTATATGGTCAAGATAGCTGTGTTATACCACTAGCAGCAGGTGTTACAGTAATAGGTTTTTCAGGCACGTTTGGAAGTTATTATGTTGACCCTAACTGTGAAAGAAGAAAGTCTGTGTCTGTTCTAGCCAAACTTGGCATGAAAGTTGCAGCAATATCCTTGATGTGCCAAGATGAAAATGTATGGGAAGCTATGATGAACGCAGGTACACCATGTCCTATTGATGGATTAATTGGCGAGAAAGCTAAAGCTAAATGGATTGAAAAAAGAAAAAACGAATTAAGAAATACTGGTGGAACTAAACCGAGCATGACCTGGAATGATTAGAGTTATATTTATATCTTTAATTTTAACTAGCTGTGCTACACATTCAGTTACACTAGGCACGATGTCAGTTTATGGCAGCAACGAACA